CACGTCACATTCGGACGACTCGATCCTGGCCAACTGGGAAACGTGGCTGAAGGGAATTCTCGCCGCGGCCATCGCCGGCTCGGCCAACGGCATCATCACCGGATTCGCCGCGGTGGGCATCGATCCTATGCATTTCAATTTGCAGGCCGGATTGCGCGCCACCCTCGCGATCGCGATGGTCAGCGCGGCGATGAGCGGAATCATCGGCGTCGCGGCGTATTTGAAGCAATCGCCGCTCCCGGCGGATTCAAGCGACGAGCGCGAGAGGAGCGACGATCTCGCGCGGCACGACGATAATTCACCGCCCGGCGATAACCCGCCGCCCGGCGCGAGATCGCGTTGAAAGCGAATGCCGCACCCGAAGCGAAACGGACCGCGGAAGCCAGCGTCAAAGAAGAGCCGCGACGGTGGTTCGGCCAAGAAAACCGGAGATCACGCGCAGGAGTCGAGTGAATCGGCTTCGCAGCACAGCATCGAAATCTCGGATCTTTACCAACCGTTTGCGCGGCAGAAGGAATTCCACGACTCGCCGGCGAAATATCGGCTATTCGGCGGCGCCGCGGGGCCGGGCAAAACGAAAGCGCTGTTGTACGAAACGATCTACCAGGCGAGGAAATATGAAGGCGTGGACACGCTGCTTTTGAGGCGTACGTTTCCGGAGCTTGAAAGTTCGCTGCTGACTTATTTTCGGCGCGACGTTCCGCGCGATTCGTATCTTCGCTACAACGATACGAAGCACATCGTCACCTGGAGCAACGGTTCGACGACGCGCTTCGGTTATTCGGCCAGCGAAAACGACATCTATCAATATCAGGGCGCGGAATACGTTTTCATCGGCATCGACGAGCTGACGCACTTTACGCTGCGACAGTGGCAATTTCTGACCTCGCGAAATCGTTGCAGGCTGCCCGGCGCGATTCCGAAAATGGCCGGCGCCACCAACCCCGGCAACACGGGACACGCCTGGGTGAAAGCGCTGTGGATCGATAAACGCGCCGCGCCGGGCATGGAGGATGCGGACGAATACGATCCCGATGATTACGCTTTTGTTCGCGCGACGGTTCTCGACAATCCGATCTATGCGACGGACGAGAGATATTTGAAAACGCTGCGCGCACTGCCGCGCACTTTGCGGCAAGCGTTTCTTGAGGGCGATTGGAATCTTTTCGCGGGTCAATATTTCGACGGCTTCGATCCCGCGCGGCACGTGCTTCCGTCGCAAAGCATCGCGTTTGAAGATTGGTGGCCTCGCTGGATTTCGATCGATTGGGGCTTCGAGCATCCCAGCGCGGTCTATTGGCACGCCGCGCGTCCCGATGGCACCACGCTAACGTATCGCGAGCTGGTGCAAAATCATTTGTCGCCGCGCATGTTGGGCGCGGCCATCGCCGAACGCAGCGTGAACCGACTGGGCGAACCCGAGCGCATCGCGGAAATCTTTCTTTCGCCCGACGCTTTCGCCGAACGTACGGCCGACGCCTCGATCGCCGAACAACTGGGAGATGCGCTGGCGGCCGGAGGCTTGCCGCGTCCTTCGCCCGCCGACAACGATCGCGTGGGCGGATGGATGCTGATGTATCAAATGATGGAAACAGGACAGTGGCAAATTTCCAGCGCCTGCCAGCGATTGCTCGAATGCTTGCCCACGCTCACGCGCGACACCGTGAACGTCGAAGACATACGCAAAGTCGATGGCGACGATCCGGCCGATTCCGCGCGTTACGGTTTGAAATCGCGCATGGATCCCGCTCGCATGCCCGCGGAGCTGGCGGCCGCCGCGCGAGTCTCCGCGCAAGATCCCACCTCGCGCGCGATCTGGCTGCGCAAATTCGCGGATGAAGCGCGCGCCGGCCGCGCGCCGACGCGGCTTCCGCGCCGCTGGTGATAACGGAGAAGAGGGACATATGTCGGGACTGACGGAATTCTGGCGCGCGATCGCGCGCGCCTGGCGAGGACGCTACGTGCGCATGCTCGAGGAGGAAGTCGCGCGGCTGCGCGCCGAAAATCACGCGCTCACGAATTCGCTGCTGGGCACCGCTGGCCTCCCGCCGCTGCCGATAGGCGAGTTCGCTGATGCGGAGCGCAAGCCGTCCGATCCGGTGGTGCGGCGCCGCTCCTGGCCGCAAATCGCGATGATGCGTGAGCGCGAAGCCACGCGCCAAGCCGCCATGCGCGAGGCGCACACGAAACCCAGTGCCTAGCACAACTCGGCGATTCCGCGCGAGGGCATCGACTCGACACGCTGAATCTTCCGCGTCAAAATGGCCGGATGCCAACGATCGAAATCTCTGACCTCGACGAGCGTCGCATTCTGGCGTTCGATTTGATCGACCTCCTTCCGCTCATCGGGCCATTTTCGTCGGGCCTCGAGTGGTATTTGGCGCACTGTAGCATCGAGTCCTTCGTCGGCCAGGGATTGATGAGTGATTTGCCCGCGTGGATCCCCGCGCTTTGGCGTGCCCACGACTTCCAGCAGTGCATCGAAAAGATCGAATGGGAGACACTAAAAGAATTCGCGCGCAGCGTCAGGCAAACAGGCTTCATTGAACTCATCGCGATCAAGCCCGGCAGCGAGCCGCCCGCCGAGCCGCTCGACCTGAACAATCCGGCGTTTGAAATCGTCGTGCAAGCTGTCGACACCGGCTTTTGGGCTGTCACGACGCGCAACGACGCCCTGATCGCAAACGTCGCAAATCATTTCAAGGCCACGAAGATCGTCGAAAAAGCAGTACGCTCTTTTTAACTCGCTGCGCACAAGGCCGCTCCGCACTGCAGCACCGCGCCCGCACGATTCCGCGCAAGGAAAAAATAAATGTCGACTGCGATCAATCTCGAAAATGCGTGGGCTGCCCTCACTGGCTCCGCCTCATCCGCAATGATGAATGAGGCGAGCCAGCCCGCCGCGGCAACGAATGCGCCGGGAGAAATTGTCGAGCGCGATGGGAGCAACCCCGGCCCCGTGCCGCCGAGCGAAAACGCGCCGTCTCCCGGCGCCGCGGCGCCTGCGATCGCTCTGCCATCGCCCGCGGAACTCGGCCCGAACAACGAGCGCCTCGAGGAACTCGCGCCGCGCATCGTGAACGCTCTGCGTGGCCTTGTGACTCAGTATCGCGAAGAAGGACTGACCGCGCGCCGCTACGAGATCCGGCGCATCCGCCAAGCGCGATTATTCTGGCAAGGAATGCAATACGCCTGGTGGAATCCGGGCGATCAGCAATGGCATTTGCCCACCGAAGTCGGCTCGCACAGCGGCCAATCCGAAGAGGACATGCCGCGCTATCAGTTCGTTACCAATTTGTATCAAGCGTTCGGCCTCTCGTTCATTTCAGTGCTCAGTCAGGATGTTCCGACCACGCGCTTTTATCCGCAGTCGGCGCAATCACTTCTCGATTTGTCCGCGGCGCGCATGGCGAGCGAAGTCGCCGATCTGGTCGAACGCAATAATCACGTCGAGCGCATGCTCACCGCGCTCGCGTTTTTCCTGTGGACCGACGGCAAGGTCGGAGGCTACGTGCGCTACGTCGCCGACGCGCAGCGTTTCGGTTGGCACGATGAACCGAATATCGAGCCGATCGAGATCGCGCTCGGGGCCGATTATTATGTGTGCCCGCAATGCGGCACGGAAACGCCGGCGCCGGCAGCGGCGGATTCCAATCAAGCGGCCTCAGCAGCAGGGAATCAAAACACGGGTGCCGCACCCTTCGGTGTTAAGGGTGCGGGTTTTGACTCGTCTTCTCCGCGCTCCTCCGCGCCCTCAGCGTCTCTGCGTCATCTTTCTCATTCAAAGGACAACGCAGAGGCGCAGAGTTCGCAAAGACTCGCAGAGACGGAACCCGCGTGCTCCGCCTGCGGCGCGGCGCTGACGCCGGACGATTTGCGGACCGCGGAAAAAGTGTGCGTGCCGCGCGTCGTGGGAACGCGACGCGTGCCGAACGGCCAGGAAGTGATTTCCATCGTTGGCGGCCTCGAGCTGAACACGCCGGTGTGGGCTAACGAGATGCACGAATTTCCCTATCTGCAATGGCAGATGGAAGTGCATCGCGCAAAATTGAAAGCCGCGTATCCGCACGCCGCCGACAAAATCGAAATGGGCGGACCGGCCGAGTCCGACGATATCTACGCGCGCGCCTCGCGGGTTTCCATCGCGCAAGGTATGCCCACTACGCTGCCCGGAGACGCGCTCATAAATCTCGTAACCTTTGCGCGCACCTGGATTCGTCCGTGGGCGTTTCATGCAATCGAAGACGCGGCCGTGCGCGAAGCGCTGCTGCAACTTTTCCCCGACGGTTGCTATGCCGCGTTCGCCGGCGACACCTATTGCGAATCGCGCAGCGAAACCATGGACGATCGCTGGCGCGTTCTGCACGCGTTGCCCGGCGATGGACAGAATCGCCCGGCGGTTGGCAGCTCACTGGTGGAAATTCAGGAGCGCTACAACACGCTCTCCAACATTCAGGCGGAAACTTACGAGTACGGGATTCCACCGATTTACGCCGATCCGCAAGTGATCGACTTCGACGCACTACAGCAGCAGACTGCCGAGCCCGCCGCGCACTATCCCGCGCGCGCGCGCCCTGGTCAGCCGCTGGCCGCGAGTTTTTTCCAACCCGCGCCGGCGCAAGTGCCGCCCGACATGCTGCGCCATCAGGAAGAGTTGATGGGCCCGATCCCGCAATTTCTTTCGGGACTTTTCCCCGCGGTGTTCGGCGGCGAAATGGAATCGCAAAAGACCGCCACGGGCTACGCCATGGCGCGCGATCAAGCGCTCGGGCGATTGGGCTTGGTGTGGCGGCGCTTGAAAAACTTTTATTCCGACGTGATGTTGCTTGGCGTCGATTGTTTCAGGAAGAATCGTCCCGACGACGTGGAAATTCCGCTGCTCGGCGAAGACGGCGTGTTTCGCTCGCGCTGGATTCGCCTGGCCGATTTGAAGGGCAACATTTTCGCGCATCCGGAAAGCGACGAA